CTTAAGTCATCCGATTTTCGCATTGCCAGCCTCTGTTTTCGCTGCCATGCGGAAGCCGATACATCTAGCACACTTACAAAAGTCGCAAGGATTGAGATGTGGGAACAAGCGCACCGAGCTACCATTGGTGAACTTTTTGAACGAGGACTTGTTGTAGTTAAATCACAACTCTAAGGGATCTAGCCCTAGCTCTTTTCCTACTCTGTGGCATCTAGCGCGAAACTCTTTGCCATGTTGCGCCCACTTATTACCCTTCCTACGATAAAAGCTCATGTGGATCATCTCGTGAGCCATAGTCCTAATAACTGTATCTAAGAATCCACACCTAGCAGTAGAAATGGTAATGATGTGTTCCCACTTCTCTCCATCATCATACATATAAGTTCCCATCACATCGGGATCTGCATTGACTATAAATTTAATCTGAGCTGCTAAAGGCATATTCCACTTATCAAAAGGCTCACACACCACAAGCATATTGTAGATATTCTTTAGGATAGTGGAGGTTAGTTTCATACCTTTAGAATCTCTCCTCGAAACTCTACCTCATCTTCACCACAGACTTGTATCATCTCTGGCATAAGCATCTTGCCTCGATCCCAAGACAACATAACAAAGCCTGATCGCCAATCTTTAGGAGAATCCTCTGTATAGTCTGCAAACTGCATATTATTAGGCTCGGCTAGTGTGCCTGTCTGTACCCCCCAAATCGTTTTTGCATAGCCTGTAATGGGCTGACAAGCTAAAACATGGGTATGACCTGTAATGATGTTCGTTTGTGCAGCTACAGCGTTGTTATAGCCTGCGTATCGCCCACCTTTAAACCGATGCTTAATAACTGTGTCCTCGTTTACCCAAAAACTCCAACAATTTTCCCATAAAGGGAAATGGTCTTTTAACGAGAACCCTTGTACACCCTCGTAAGCAGAGGCTTGTGCAGCAAGCATAGTCTCAAATCGTGCATCGTGATTACCAAGACACCAGATAAGTCTACATCCTGCTGGTCTTATCTTTTCAATCTCGCCCAAATAAAGTTTATTAGCCTCAAGCTCCTCTTGTACACTAGGTTTTTTATCCCAACCGATGCGAGGAAAACGACTAATGCTACCCCCATCAAAAGAATCACCATTGTTAACAATAATATTCGGCTTGAAATATTCAATAAATTTAAGAAGTGCTTTATAAGCAGTAGTAGTGTCATCAGGATAAAAATGGGCATCGCTAAAAACAATAATACGACCTTTATCAAGTGCTGTTCCCCTTCTAACTGAGATTGGTGCTTGCTCTATTCGGTTTTCGTTTTCTTCTTTTAATCTAGCAATGCGTAGTTCTTTTTGTTTTTTATTGTGTTCGTCTCTAAGATTAATTGAGGTTTCTAATTTAATCCCTAGCCTTATTTCTACAGACCTTCTTCTATTTTGTACTGCCCTAGGACTCATCTTAATCTCGTTTGCCATAAGAGTTGGACTAGGAAACTCTTTCCATTTATCTGCAAACTGTTGGTCTGTTAAATAAAACCCAAACTGATTTTTCATATATTCTCTTTAAGATATTGAAATAATACAGAAATTTTGATTACAATTATATAGTTATTTAAATACAGGGATGTGAATGTCATTAGATGATAGACTCCGAAACTGGGCTTGGTATGTATCTGGATCAGTTATTCCACAGCCAGACTCTACTTGCCGGTCATTTGAAAAGAACTACATTCCAGAACTAGGCAACCTATACGCACCAGAAGAACCGCACTACGAGCCTGACAACCAAGATGGTGAGCTTATTGAAGAAGCAGTTAAGGGTTTACCATTAGAACTTAGAAAGATACTAAAGGCTCGTTATGTGAGCCATCCATACGCTAGTCAGAATCAACTAGCCCATACATTAAGAATATCTACAAAACGATTCGAGACAGATCTACACAATGCTAAAAAACGACTCCAAGACCAACTCGACAAGAAAGCCAAAAGCAATCACTATGCGAATCTGCTCAAGGTGTCAGGAGAGAAAGACAACGGAGAATGGAATTTTCGAGATTTACAATCATGGGATTAATGAAAGATTTGTTTGTTTTCATTGTAGACAGCCAAAAAATGCTTTATAATTTGTTTGGGTCATTGCACCCAGAATTTAGTGATTCTTCTTCATAGCCCTAGAAATAGGGCTTTTTTTTGGGTGCGATATGAAAGAAAAAGGTATGTCAATAATGATCGGTCTGCTAGGCAAAGAGCCAAAGATGGCTGAGAAATCCGAGGGCGGTCTATTAGAGTCCGATACCGAGTCTTGCCCACTCTCTACAATGGATGCCGATATTAACAAAGGCAACATGAAAAAAGCAGTTCTTACAGCCGAATATGGTGATCGTAAGGATGGCGAAGGCAAGTGCAAAGCCTGTGAATACTACGAAACAGGCGAAGAAATGAGCAAGTGCGGAGTGCCTAAAGGCATGGGTCATTGCGAAATATTCGATTTTGTCTGCAAAGGTGAACGAGGCTGCATGGCTTGGGAAGCTGTAGGCGAAGAAGAAATGGAAGATGAAATGGAAGGGGAAGAAGATTGAAACAGGGTCTCTACAGCAATATCGCAGCAAAGAGAAAACGCATAGCCGAAGGATCTGGTGAGAAAATGCGTAAGCCAGGCACAGCAGGTGCACCAACAGCCAAGGCTTTTAAACAAGCAGCAAAAACAGCAAAGCCAAAGAAAAAGTGAGATTAGGGATAATCATCCCCTACCGAAACAGAGAGGAGCATCTAAAAAAGATGCTACCTCATACAGTCTCATTCTTTCGTAGAAATACCGACATAGAACCATTGTTTGTTCTAGCCGAACAAGCAGACGATCTACCTTTTAACCGAGGCGCAATAGTCAATCATGCTTACGCAGCTTGTGCAGGCATGATCGATTATGTGTGTTTTCACGATGTAGACTATATGCCGATGTGGGCAGACTACACCGAACCTAACCTACCAAGCAGAATAGTCTGGTATGGCATGGATAAACGACCAGTAGGACATGGCACAGACAGAGCAGTAATCGCGCAACGCTACGGATTAGCAGCAGTTGCAGTCATGCGGAAGTGGCATTTTGAAGCCTGTAACGGATACTCAAATACTTATTGGGGATGGGGTTACGAGGACACAGATCTTGCCAAGAGGCTCGAATCAGTCGGGATACCCCTAGGATATAAGGATGGTACTTTTATCGCCCTAGACCATGATTCTAACGGCTACGATGCCAACGGAGAGTCCGAGGCGAGCAAGGCAAACGCAGAACGATTTAAGCATAGGGTTTACCCTGATATGGTGGATGGACTTAGCACACTAGGTGCTACTGTTGTTTCTATACAACAACATATCGCAAGAGGCATGGCAGATGGAGAGCAAGCACCTTTATTGTGGTGTAAATATAACCTAGAGGATCTATATGAAAATGTCTAAGTCGCAAAAGAAAATCGGTAAAGTGATGGGCGAGTACAAAGCTGGAAAACTAAAGTCTAGCTCTGGTAAAAAGGTAAGCAACCCCAAGCAAGCCATCGCTATCGCTATGTCAGAAGCTGGTAAGTCTGCTCGATACAAGAAATAAATGGATTTAAACGATTTACTCTCTAGTATTGGATTACAGGGATTGCTTGGCTATGGTCAACAAGATTTAACGGCAAGCGAAATAGCAAACCAAAAACTTAGGTCAATGAATTATGTGCCTATGAATTTTGTGCCAGATAGACCAATGATGGATATGCCACAAAGAAACCCATCAGATGTATCTTTTGCAATGATGCCATACATGGGTTCGCCTAGTATGCCAAATATTGATACACAAAGCATTGTAGACAAAATTTCAAATCAAGAAGCATCGCCAACACAAAGATTAAGTTCATTGTTAGGTTTTGCATCAGAGATGCCAAAGAATGAACCATCACCAATTAGTCTACAAGGTGGAATGTCTACATTTAACCAAGGATCTGTAAAAGGTGTTGGTATGGGTGGCAGAGTAGGAGCAGAGTTGCCACTAGATGAGAGGGTAAGATTGCAATTAGGAGTGTCTGGCGGTGGTCAAGACATTACTTACGCTATGGGTACACCATACGAAGGCAGATCAGCAAGATACGATATTACAGGTATAGATGCCACAATTAGAGATTTAGCTAAAAACAGAGAGTTTGGCGCAGAAGTTAGAAAAGCATTTGGTAATAGCTTAATGCCAAGCGTTTTCTATAGACAGAGGTTCTAATGAAAATTAGAGAGGCAGCAGGCATCATAGAAAGAATCGGTGTAGCTGGATTTAATAAACCTAAAAGAACTCCAAATCACCCTACTAAAAGCCATGTAGTCGTAGCAAAAGAAGGCGATAAGATAAAGACAATACGATTTGGTCAACAAGGCGTAAGTGGTGCAGGTGCTAATCCCAAGACCGAGGCAGGCAAAGCAAGACAGAAATCATTTAAGGCTCGTCATGCAAGCAACATCGCTAAAGGCAAGATGAGTGCAGCCTATTGGTCGGACAAGGTGAAATGGTAGTAAAATCAAAGACTTACACAAAAAATTGCCCTGATTGTGGCGCTGAACAAAGTTATGGCAGAAAAGATCATCTAACAAGTGCAATCCGAGGCAATTGGAAATGCAAGTCTTGTAGTAACCATGATAATAATTTTAAAGGTAGATATAACACAATTCCTTTTACATGGTTTAGCATAAAAATGAAAAGTGGAATTTCAAGAGGTTATCAATGGGATTTAACCATTGAAGATATTTGGAATCTATATACAAAACAAGATGGTGTTTGTGCTTTGTCTGGTTTGCCAATCGGGTGGTCAGAAAAAGGATTAACAGCAACAGCATCAATTGATAGAATTGATAGCTCAGAAGGTTATTTATTAGAAAATGTCCAATTAGTTCATAAAGACATAAATTTTATGAAACAACAGTTTGACCAAGATTATTTTATAAATCTTTGTAAGGCTGTTGCAGACAAAGTTAAATGGTAAATCTGTTGTAGAATAACAACATCATCAACCATCAACCCCTAGGGAATGGAATGGAAAACTCTACAGAAAACAACAATCTACAAGTTGAGCCAACTAATAAAGGTGGCGCACCTACAGGCAACCAGAATGGTAAAAAGGGAAAGCTCTTTTACGATGCACTAAGAGTAGCCCTAGTACAAGAGGATCGAAAGAAACTCAGGAACATTACCGAGAAACTAGTCAAGTCAGCAGAAGCCGGAGAGCCTTGGGCAATCAAGGAAGTCATGGACAGGATAGATGGTAAGCCTGTTCAGTCTACAGAGATTACAGGCGCAGATGGCGGTTTATTTGAAACATTAAGTACAGTAAACATTGTTTTAAAGAAGCCCAATGGAGATTGATGTAGAGTTTCCAGAAAAGATAGGATTCTTATTCGAACCAAAACGATACAAGGTGTTGTATGGTGGGCGAGGATCTGGTAAATCTTGGGGAGTAGCAAGAGCATTACTTCTTACAGGTATAAAAAAACCTTTAAGAGTTCTATGTGCTAGGGAACTACAAAACTCAATTACAGACTCTGTTCATGCTCTTTTAGCAGACCAAATTAAAACATTAGGTTTGGATGATTTCTATCAAATACAAAATACTGTTATATATGGCAAAAACGGCACAGAATTTTTGTTTGCTGGATTAAAGCACAATGTAACAAAGATTAAGTCTTTTGAGGGAGTTGATGTATGTTGGGTAGAAGAAGCGCAGACAGTATCTAAGTCTAGTTGGGATGTACTTCTTCCTACAATTCGTAAGGATGACTCGGAGATATGGATTACATTTAACCCTGAGTTAGATACAGACGAAACATATAAGCGGTTTGTTGTTGTTCCACCAGTAAACGCAGTAGTGCAAAAAGTAAACTGGTCAGACAATCCTTGGTTTCCACAAGTCCTTAGAAACGAGAAGGATGACTTAAAAGCTAGGGATGTGGATGCATATCTCAATGTTTGGGAAGGAAACACAAGACAAGTTTTAGATGGTGCAGTATATGCAGCAGAGCTTAGAAAGGCTCAAGAAGAAAAAAGGATCAAAGATATCCATATAGATTTAACCATCCCTGTATCTACATTTTGGGATATTGGGTGGTCAGATTTGAATAGTATTTGGTTTATACAAACAGTGGCTGGTGGTGAGGTAAGGGTTATTGATTTCTATCAAAATTGTCAAAAAACAATTGATCACTATGTTCAGATTCTACAAACTAAAGGCTATACATACAGAGACCATTGGCTACCACATGATGCAGAGCATAAGAATATGACAGGTAAATCTGTTAAAGACATCATGCAAGGCATGGGCTTGCCAGTTAGAATTACACAAAAGTTGTCTATTGCAGATGGTATAAACGCAGCTAGAATGTTAATGAATCGCTGTTACTTTGATCAAAATAGGTGTGCAGAAGGTTTACAGGCTTTAAGGCATTATCGGTATGATGTAGATCCCGATACTAAATTATTTAGCAAGACTCCATTGCATGACCAAAATTCCCATGCAGCAGATGCATGGAGATATACGGCAGTAGCATTGGATGAAGGTGCAGACACCTGGTCGCAACCGATAACAGTAAAAACTTCATGGATCGTATAAATGGATGAACAAAAACTAAAGGTCATTCTCGAAGCAGAGATAGACGATGCTATCGGCTATGTAGAGACCGAGACAGTAGAGCAACGCACAAAGGCGATCAACTACTACAATCGTTACGAGTATGGCAACGAGATAGATGGTCGTTCTAAGATCGTAACAGGCGAAGTAGCCGAGGTCGTAGATGGT